TGGAGACTAAAATGGCTAAAAGTATTGGTGTCAAGATCCCTAAGAAAAAACCACGTGCTAAAGTAAACCGCAAAACTGGCTTTGCTGATCCAGTGTGGACTGGGTGGGAACGCTGGAGCGGTGAGAAGTTTCACCGTGAAGTAGACCGTTTGAAGTTCATGTACTACAACCAGGTTGATCCAAAAGATCTGATGCCTAGCGTGTATCACTGGATGAAAGAAAACGGTTATACTCCCAAGCAGATCAAAGCAGCAAAGGCAGTTTGGATTAGCCCCAATGTTGCTATCCAAACCAAGCTACTGTCAACTGGTATGCCAGCATACAATCCCAAACACGCAGAATACTGGGAGTCACTTCCTGGTACTGGTGACGAGATGAAGCCTGTCACTGACTTTGTTAAAAAGTATGTTGACCAGGCTGTTGCTGAGGGCATGAGCAAAGTAGCTGAAGTTGAAGCAAAAGAAAAAGCCAAAGCTAAAACGCATACTCCAAGCATTCAACAAGTTATGCGTGAAACAGCAGCCAACATGGCTGAAGCGATTGACGATGTAGTTGAGGACTTCATTCGCACTAATGATCCTGGCGTTGTAAAAGAGTTTGACCCAAAGTCAGTGCTTGTCAAAGTTCAAGCAAAAGCTAATCATGCTCGTATTATTCGTAAGTTTTACGAAGGCGACTATGCGGAGATGCAGCTCGTTAACAATGTACCCAGTGCCAGTCAGCTTAAAAAGATGACTGAAAAGGAGCAGGACGAGTGGGAACAGATCAAAGAAGGCTATTCCCACTATAGCACTGCCCAAAAGAAAGCAGCACTTGAACTGTTTAAGAAGATCATTGACGCTTGTGATATGATTATCGCAGAACAGAAAGTAACCAAGGCACCGCGCAAGATTAAAGCCAAGAGCCCTGAACAACTGACTAGCAAACTCAAGTTTAAGATTAGCGATAACGATTTGGCTATTACTAGTGTACCACCTGCACAGCTAATTGGTGCGGTTGCGGCAGTAGTGTATAACACTAAGAATCGTAAACTGGGTGTTTATATTGCTGAAGATGAAGCTGGGTTTGATGTTAAAGGCACCAGCCTAACTGGCTACAATGAAAAGACTAGCCAGCAAAAGACATTGCGCAAACCAGCGGAAGTAGTGGGCAAGTTTAAGAAAACAACCAAACCCAAGATGTTGCGAGAGTTTGCGGACATTAAGACTACTGAAACATTGCTCAATGGCCGCTTTAACGAAGAGACGATTATCCTAGCAGTGTTTAAGTAAAACAACCACATATACTAAGACGTAGGGAGGCTCACGCCTCCCTTTTCTTATAAATAGTAGTAAGGAGATCTATTATGAGCGCAAAAAATGATTTGATCAAAGAAATGGAACTACGCCTTGGTGGCGGCATGGTTGATGTAGAGCTTGACCCAGAGCATTACGAATTGGCTATTAAAAAGAGTTTAGCAAAATATCGTCAACGTGCAGAAAACGCAGTTGAGGAAAGTTTTGTATTTCTACCAGCAGTTTCAGAAGTCAACGAATACACATTGCCAAACGAAGTAACTGAGGTTAAAGACATTTATCGCAGAACTTCTGGTGGCATGGGTATTGGTAGCGGTAGTGATTTTGAACCATTCTATGCCTCATATATGAATTCATATCTACTGGGATCTGCAAGAGCAGGCGGGTTAGCATCTTATGATTTCCTTATGCAAAACCGCGAAACTATGGGTAGGCTGTTCGGATCAGAGATATTGTTCACATGGCGCCCACAAGATCACCGCATTATCCTACATCGTAAGCTAAAAACGGACGAAACACTAGTGTTGCACGTTTACAACTATCGTCCAGACGATAACTTGCTAAACGATAACTATGCTGGTCCATGGATCAAAGACTATGCGTTTGCACACGTTAAGTTAATGCTAGCTGAAGCACGTGGCAAGTTTAGTCAGATCGCAGGCCCACAGGGCGGTACAACAATGAACGCCGATACACTACGCAGCGATGCACAGGCAGAGATGGACAAGTTAGAAGTAGAGCTAACATTGTACAATGATGGTAGTGCAGGATTAGGCTTTATTATTGGATAAACTGCTAAGTTAACCCTATTTCAGCATGTTTTTCAGGGGTCTGCTATAAATAGTAGTAGAACATAGATTCTCGAATTTACATGTAAAAAGATAAGGAGAACTTTAAAAAATGGCAAATCTAGTTTCACCTGGAGTACAGGTCACAGTAACAGATGAGTCAGTTTATGGTCCAGCAGGTTCAGGCACAGTACCAATGTTATTCATTGCTACTGGCGAAAACAAAGCAGACCCAACTGGCACAGAAGCTGACGGTATCGCTAAGTATACCAAAGCATCACAAGCCGGAAAACCAGTCCTTGTCACATCACAACGCGAACTAACACAATACTTTGGGAATGTCGACTTCCGCAAAGTAGCTGGATCAGTAGTGCAGGGTGACGAAACAAACGACTACGGTCTTCTAGCAGCATATTCTTTCCTAGGTCAAAGTTCAGCAGCGTACATTGTACGTGCAAACGTTGACACAGCAGCACTACGTCCACAATCAAGTGAGCCAGTAGGTCCAGCTGCAAACAATACATACTGGCTAAATCCAGCAAATACATCATATGGTTTATTTGTATACAATGGTTCTAGCTGGGTATTACAAACACCAACAGTAGAAATCACAACAGGCGGCGGCGGCCCATCAGTGACAGTAGTTAATGGTAATTACCTAGTAGTAATTGATAATGGCGCAACATCAACAGAAATTTCATACTGGATTGGTCAAGGCGGCAATTGGGTAGCCCTAGACAGCACATGGAACGGCGGCGGCGCCCTAAGTGCAACTTATGCACCACACTATTCACAACCAGCAGCCGCCGTCGCAGGCGATGTTTGGGTTAAAACAACTCAGCCAGGTGGTGGTCTAGACTTAGATCTAAGTCTATATACTACATCAGCAGGTGATTTTATCCAACAACAAGTTCTATATGTACAAACTGCAAGTCCATCTGGTGCGTCATCAGACGTATTCCAAGATGGTAGTGTTGGCGCAACACGTAATTTATTAGAAGGTGATATTTGGGTATCAGTTCTTGATGGTGCATTGGGCATTGCTCGCTATGATGCTACAAATTCAGAGTGGGATGATATCGCAACTGATGATTCAGTAGCAACAGGCGGATTTGTAATCGCAGTATCAACTTCAGAACCAGTAGGCAATCCTACTGACGGCACAGTTTGGTACGATCCAGATTTAAACCAACTAGAAGTTTTTGAAATTGCACTTGATGGTGGCGCAAATAAATGGGCGCGCATCGAAGCAGTAACATATAGTTCAGTAGCACCATCAGGTGCTACTGCTGGAGATTATTGGGTTAATACAACTGGTGAATATCCAACCATTTATCGTCATAATGGTGCTGACTGGGTACTAAAAGATAACACAGACCAAGCAACAAATGCTGGCGTAGTATTTGGTGATATCTATGCAGATGAAACAAATGCTGGCGATTATGTTGCATCAGTTGATGTTCTACCAGGTGGTCCAAACCCACTAATCTTCCCAGTAGGAACAACAGGCATTAACATGTGCCGTTCAGGTGGTACAGTCCGTGTATACGATGCAAGTCTAGGTACAACTTGGAAATGGCGTAACCTAGCAGGCAATCACGCAGACGGTTCAGGCGCATTTGGCCGCAAAGCACAGCGTAAAGTTGTCGTTACAGCAATGCAAGCAAGTGCAAGTGGCACAGAGCTACGTGAAGATACAGTACAATTCCGTCTACTAGCAGCACCAGGTTACCCAGAACTATTTGACGAAATGGTAGCACTAAACAGTGATCGTAACGAAACAGCATTTGTTATTGTTGACGCACCATTCCGTGCTAACCCAACAGCAGCAATTGCTTGGGTACAAGGCACAAGTGCAACTGAAAACGGCGAAGATGGTCTAGTAGGACGCAGCACATATGCAGCAGCATACTATCCAAGTGTTCTAACAACCAACCCAGCAACTGGCGATAGTGTTGTTGCTCCAGCATCACACAGTGTACTTTACACATATGCTTACAGCGATAACGTTTCATACCAATGGTTTGCGCCAGCTGGTTTGACACGCGGTGTTGTACAAAACGCTTCAAACGTTGGTTACATTAACGCAGAAGGTGACTTTGTAGCAGTTTCACTAACACAAGGTTCACGTGATACAATGTATGAAAACAAGCTAAACCCAATTGCTCGTTTCCCAGCAGAAGGCATTATCGTGTTTGGTCAGAAGACACTAGCAGCAGGTGCAAGCGCACTAGACCGTGTAAACGTAGCACGTCTAACAGCTTACCTACGCGAGCGTTTTGCAGTTATTGGTCGTCCATACTTGTTCGAACCAAATGACACAAGCACACGTAGAAACGCAAAAGGCACATTTGATGGCTTCATGGGCAATATTCTAGCACAGCGCGGTGTATACGACTTTGCTGTTGTATGTGATGAAACAAACAACACACCAGCACGTATTGACCGTAATGAGCTATGGATTGATGTTGCAATTGAACCAACAAAAGCAGCGGAATTCATCTACATTCCAATCCGCATTGTTAACACAGGCGAACTAAGCTAAAATATAGCTTAAAATTATAGTAAATAGGGCGGTAGAAATACTGCCCTATTTTTTTGAGCAAAAAGCATAAATACATTATATAAAACAAACCTTAAAGGAGATTTATAAATGGCTGTAACAGTAAACTTTGGTGTCCCAACAGAACAGACTGGTGGCACACTTATGCCAAAACTACAATACCGTTTCCGTGTTTCATTCACAAACCTGGGCGGTCAAGGTACAACTGGTTCACTAGTAACACGCAACGTTGTTAGTGTAACACGCCCAGCTCTAGATCACGAGGACGTAACAGTTGATGTTTACAACTCAAAAATTCGTTTAGCTGGTAAACACACATGGCAAGATGTAACTCTTGTAATTCGTGATGACGTCAACAGTGACGTTATGTCGTTTATGGGCAACCAGATGGCTCGCCAAGTAAACCATGCAACACAAGCATCAGCAAAAGCTGGCGAAGATTATAAGTTCGGTATGAAGATTGAAATGCTTGACGGTTCACAAACAGACAACGTAATTGATACATGGACACTAGCAGGTTGCTTTATCCCAAGTATCCAATACGGTGATCTAAACTATGCAACAAGTGACGTAGTGCAAATTACTGCAACCATTCGTTATGATAACGCATCTAACGAAGGTGCAGGTGGTAATGATGTACTAGCATTTGGAACACCTGGAAAGGGTGATATCGCCGTCGGCGGCAACAACTAATAGAGACGCTTAAATGAGCAAGTTTCTAGGAGGAATAGCGGCAGATATCTACAGCCAGAGCAAATCAGGTAGCAGCAGCACACAGTCATTTATACCTAGAAGCAAGTTTCAATTCAGTGTTGAAATTGATTATCGCGGAGGGTCTGGAAATGCCATCCAGACCCTTCAGCTTACGAGAATTTCCGAAGTTCAGATGCCGGGCGTTATCTTTAAAACAACCATCATGAATCAATACAACAAAAAGCGTTTAGCTAATACTGGCGTTGACTATACTCCAATTTATATTAGTGCTTATGATACACGTGATGCACAAATTGAAGACTTCCTTAAAAAATACGCAGCATACTATTATGATGGTCCAATGAATGATACTTTTGGAAGAGCACAATTAACTGACGATATTATACAGGACAGTTTTGTTTTTGGAGCAAGTCAACGTGGCTTGAAATTACAAGACTCAAGATTCTATATTCAAAAAATACGTATTAAAAGAACGTCAAGTTCAGAAGACAACAACGTAATAACTTTGTTTAACCCTTTAATTACTGCGGTTCAAGGTGATACACTAAGCTATAGTGATAGTAATCCTGTACAGTATCGCATAGAATTTGCTTATGAGGGCTATGACATAAAAACATTGTAAGGATATAGCACATGGCTAAATTCCAAAATGGCGAATATGTGCCACAAAATCCAAGTAAATATATA